GTCAACGGTAGCTTTATCTCCGACATTCTCACTTAAAGTGAGGTTGACCACCTAATTCGGGAGGGTCCCTTCAGGACCCTCCCAGACATGCAGGGCAGCGACGTCCGCAACGCCGCATCACCACCACTCGTCTATTGCCTCTTACCATCTTGCAAGCCCAGCTTGACGCGCTCGGGCTGCCGCACCGGCCACTGCTTCGAACCCCTGAGCCACATCCACAACGCCGTGACCAAGAGCCACGGCCGCATTCACTGAAGCGTGCCAAGCCTTCTCAAGCGTCGGCTGCCACGTTTTGTGAGTTGATGAGGCTGGATGCGACAGAGAGAACCTAGTACGCCACTCCGTGGTTACCAGGACCTCTAAGGTGGCACCGCCCGGATTGTAGATCACAATCGGGGCAAATCCAGAGGCTTCAATGAAATTGGAGCCCCAAGTGCCTACCAATGGGGTCGTCGTGCTCGTTAACTCGGTAAAGTCGCACATGGACTCCAAGTTCAGAGGGTACGAGCACACTTTCTTGCCGTGAACTCCCACACTAGCTGCGGACATTGCCCTCGGACGCATCGTGCTGACGAACCTGTTGGCCCAGGTCACCCACGTTTCCGGCGAGTTTGAAATGCCGAGCTGGGAACTGCTAACGCCCACGTATGTCATCCCGTTAGTGGTTTGCAGAGCTTCCGGATTGCAAATCTGGATGCTGAACGCACTGGGGGCGACCGTAGTTTCGGCAGCATAACCCACCATGTCGTGGCCGTTGAAAGTGGCGTTGTTCGCGCCGTTCACGGCTGTGGAGGCAGCGACATCTGAGGCACAAAAGATGTTGGACCATTCTCCCAGCGCCGCATCCTGACCGGTGCGACGCCTAAAGGTACCAAAGATGTTCACGTTCCTGTCCACGGTCATCCGGGTGGTAATACGTGTGACAGCGTACGGACCAGTGCTGCGAGGTAGTGGAAAGTGGGCTGGGTGCTCCGCATCCCACACTCGCAGGTTGAGGCGTGGTACTCGCTGTTTCTGTTGCATGGCTTTGCCCGCGATGGCCGCTGGTGACGCTGCTGCGGCGGGATGCTTGGATGCCTTCTTAGAAGGCTTCCACTGCCAGTAACCTCGTTTGAGGTTCTTCCCTCTCTTCTTTGTCTGTTTTGGACCAGACATTGCTGGAAAGGTTTTACTTTTTGTTTGGTTTTGGAAAGAAAAGGAAACGAGCGCCAAATGAGGGCTCTCAGAAAGAAAAGGGGACGGGAGCCAAAGGAAGGCTCGCAACACGTCCAAAACCCAAAGCATCAAGCTGTACAAGTGATGTCTTTAGGCGCCCCTGTCCGCTACGCCGGGGGGACTTAACCCGGCGGAATGTGCTCAGTCAGAACCTGCAGTCCAGAGGCAAAGCCTCCGGAACGTTCCAACCGAGTCGCTCCGCTACCGCCACCAGAATGCGATCTGCCGCCGGAGTATGGCGCAATGCGAATCGCATGCCGGAGATGACATCTTGCGAGGGTGGACCTCCGGCGCGGCGCAAATCGAAGGACGCCAACATCTTGGGGAAGTTGTCGAACTCGGCGTGCCATCGGCCGTCGCGGAAGAAGTAGTTGTGAGACGTGAAAGCAATAGGCCCCAAGGGCCCGCTAACAGTCTCACTCCCCGCCTTCGTGATGCATCCGGTGGTGGACATGAGAGACTCGTCGACGTCCCCGGTGTGCACCTCGTCGTCACCGGTCGCAGAAGCCGTGGTGGCGCCGCAGACCAAGAGGACAAAGGCACGGATCGGGGAATTCTGGGCTGACGTGGAAGGAATACCGCTGGCTGTGACGCCAAAATTGTGGAAGGTCCACAACTCCTTCCCTATCACCAAGATATGGGTCGAGTTTGTCGCAGCTTCGGCGAACAAAAGGTCTCGGGCGAGCGCGTCAGCTCTGGACATCCTTGTAGTCCGACGCTCGGCGTCGAAGTATAGGGCGTCGCGGCAGACTGACATGTCCCACCCTGAAGCGTCGGAGCCCTTCAGGTCAAGACGGCCGGTCTGGGACAGGTGTTCCAACATCCGCCCTGTCCGTTGTATTCCGTCGTCGTGGTGCCCCATTCCGACTCCTTGCACGTTCAACTGATCGAAGGCATAGGCAGAGATATCCGCCTTGTTCTGCTTCCGATGGACCAAGTCCTGGCAGGCTGCGTCCACAATTGAACAGGGCCAAATGAGGCGCCAACGCTGGGCGTCGGCTTTGTCTTTCCCGTGGGGTTCGTCTTTGGTGAAGATCTCCTCTGGGTCTTTGAGTCCGAGCCTGAGCATGTCCTCAGGAGACAACCAGTGGATGTTCTCACCTTCCGCAATCCGCAGCGCCAAGCGGCAAGACACCAAGTACGCGAGAAGGTCTCTACCCTCTGGCTTGGAAATCCAGACGCCCTTGGCTCCGGGGCGGTAGCGAGCGGACCACCCCGCACTTTTCTCAACGTCGGCATTGTTCATGAACGTCTCTAACAGCTCAGTGAACGTGTTCTCCAAAGGGGAGTCCACCACTGGGTAGTGAGAAACGAACTCGCGAAGCTCGTTGGCAAACTTAGGTTGACGCATGATCTTCCTCCAGTTGCCAGGAGACTGCCGCTCGCACTGTCCACGGAAACTCGACTTGACAGCCTTGGGCCCCGAAGGTGGAGCCACGAAACCAGCCAGAACATCTGCTAGCTTCTTACCGTGCCATTCAAAGTCGGCTTCTCTGACGAGGTCGATGAACTCTGCCGACAGGGGGCGAGCCTCAGTTGTGTGTTGAAAGGCCTGCAACCAAGAGCCGATCCTGTATGCATGGCGCTCGCCCCTCTTGTTGAGGTACTGTGGTATGTCCGTCTTCCGCTCCCACAACTTCGGACTGCCTGCCTGCAAGTACTTCCGGTACTCGGCAAACCCAGGCTCGTTCAAAAGCGAACTGGCTCCAACACCCTTGAGGTGTTCAAGAGCCTCCCACTCCGTTGACCCATGGCTCATCCATTCGTTGAGAGCGCCGATCTGGTCTGCTGAGAGAGGCTCAGCAGGGATAGGAGGGCGGCATTCGGTGACGTTTTGAGCCCACGGGAGGGTGGGATCCGATGAACGGGACTGTTCGTGGAAGGGCAGTCTGTCGCCCCACGCGTCCTCTCCAATCGCTGGCTTGCGAACTGGGGGAGCGACTGCAGGAGCAGCCGGCGGGAAGACAGTCTCGAAGGAGAAGTAGCCTTGAGGAAGCTGTGGGGAAGGCACTGAGTGGTCCATGATAGTAGCTTGGTCGAACGGGATTCGTGTTGACGCACTACTCGGGGGTGGCGGAGCACTCGGCTGGAGAAGGTTGACAGTCTTGGAAGGCTCTGGAATGTATAAATACACCCAGCTCTCCCCTTGATAGTTGCTGGTGCCCAAGACGGACTTCTGCACCAATCGTGAGATGGTAGCGTTGCCTGCTTTCCTTCCCATGAACCAGCAAGCACATCGACGTACCCACCCGTCCTGAACGAACGGAGTATCCTCTTGGAGGATTTTGTGGAACATCGCCATGAAAGTAGCTTCCTGTTGCAGAAGGGTGTCAACTGTCTCCTCCTCGGCGTCGGGGGATTCATCTTCTTTGTGTCTGAAGGATGAGTCGTTCCCATGTAGGTGGTGAGTGATCTCGTTATGCACGACCCGGTCGTAATTAAGCTCAGCGCGGCCTGCATCTGTGAGGTAGTAGCTGGTCTTATCCTGCGCAAGGAGTTCGCGATGTTGCTTCTTAGTCCGGATCCGCATGTGGTTGGGATCAAGCTCCCCGTACGACGAGGTCTCGGAAGGGGACTCGTCCTGCAAACCGTAAATGCCGCTGAGTAGGGTCCAAACGGCTGACGGTTTAGTCTTAGGTTCCAGCGGGGCTCCGATGCTCCGCAGAGCGTAGCAGAAAGCCACAGAAGTGATCGCGAAATTGACCCCCTCTCCTCCACAAATATGCATGCCTTGGAAGAAGACTTTGCCGTTATGAGTGGAGACCACTGGGGAACCTGAATAGGACGGAATGGTGTTCGCGGTGTGTCTGAACACGCCGCGGGAACTCTCCAAAGGATGGTCGGGAATGATGGAGCCCGACGACACCAAAAGGGAGTCCCCT